ATGAAGATTCCTAAACCTCGTAAACGAGGAAATTCTTACCGCATTGAATTAATGTTTAATGGTAAAAGAATCAGTGCAACACGTGACACTGAAAAAGAGTGTGAACAATGGGCAGCACTCAAGCTTCTTGAACTTAAAACTGGAAAGGCTCAGGAGGAAAAGGGCATTAAACCACCTTTACCTTTCAAACAGCTTTGTGAGAAATATTTTATAGAAAAGGGTTCTAAGCTAAAGTCTGGTCATGTGATTAGAAACAAGCTAGACAATTTAGAGCGGATCACTGGCGAATTAGCCACCAAGTCTATTTATGACTTCAAGCCTAATGATATAGTCCGTTGGCGTAATCGGCGGGTGCTTGAAGTTCAAAGCAGCACAGCACTGCGTGAATTCGCTATGTTTTCAGCAATTTTCACTTATGCACAAAAAGAATTATTTCTCCTTGAAAGTAATGTTTGGAATTCAGTAGTTAAACCCGACAAAGGAAAGGGTAGAAGTCAGCGTATTTCGCCAGAAGATCAAGAAAAGATATTTAAACGCTCAAAATGGGATAATGAAACTGCACCTTATTATTCACAGCATTATGTTGGCTGGTCTTTGTTATTTGCTCTTGAAACTGCGATGAGACAGGGCGAAATTCTTGCTATGAGACGCAGGGATTTGAGGGATGGTTTTATCCATTTACCTATGACAAAAAATGGTGAATCCCGTGATGTGCCTTTATCTAAGGAGGCAAAAAGACTGCTTTCCTTATTGCCAATAGAAAATGATGTTCTGGTACCTGTGAAGGTTAAGACTTTTAAGCGCACATGGATACGCATGAGAGATGAAGCAATGCTGAATCATATCAACTTCCATGACACCCGGCATGAAGCGATTACTAGAATGGTGAGGAATAGAAAGTTGCCAGTTGAAGTTTTGGCAAAAATCACAGGGCATAAGACAATTAATATTTTGATCAACACTTACTACAATCCGAATGCGCAGGATCTTGTAGAAATGTTCAATAGTAGTGAGAGCTAATTAGCTCTCTTTCTACCACGTTTGTTACTTTCATTTCTTGTTAGTATTTGGTGTGCCAATTCAGGGTTATACATGTGCTTTCCACCAGTTCCCTGATTAATAGCTACCAACTTATCTCTAATCGTTGTAGCGCTTAATGGATTTTCACGATCAAACCACATCATGCGTGAGCCGCAGCATGGATCTAAAACTTTAGTATTCATTTTCCGCCCCTTGCTGCTTCTACAACTGAATGCATATTTGTTGCTGAATGATCTATTCCAAACGCGTTGAGCAACTCAATAGCTTTGGTTGGACCGACTCCCAAACCAGCAACATGTGCCCAGTTAAGTTGATCTTTACGTTTTTTAGCATTAACGATTGCACGTTTATAAAGATCTTTAAATTGAGCCATTTCGTTGTATTCGGGTTCAGGCACCACCACGCAGCCTTCAAGCTTTTGGGCCTCGTGAGTTTTAGCTGCTTTCCAAAATTGCCACAATTGATGTGCTTGGGTTTTCATCCACCAAACTTCATTTTTATCATCAATCGTATAAGAAAAAGGTTCTGTGTTTTGGTATGAATCTGCCCAACGTTCAACCACATAAGCTTTCATTGCTTCAGCAATAAAAAGTTCAATTTCCGCTACTAAAGCCTCGCGTTCTTTTTCAATATTCATGCTGCCAAACCTCTCTTACTCAATTCTTCACTCATCCAATCCTGTGCAATTCGGATTCGATCAAGCATTTGTTTTTCTTTAACTGACTCTCGCTTTAATGAAACTGTAGATACGCGCAGAGCCGGGTTAATATGTCCGACGATGTGCCATTCTTCTGGGTCATTCCCAATAAGCTCAAAAGGGGTGTCAACTAAACAATATGCAAGCTGTGCATTATTTCTTTCCCAAAGATGCATATATGCTCGCAACTGCCATTCATAACCTTTCTTACCATTCAGCCTTAAAATCATTGGGAATGAAGGCTTAGAAAATGCTGATTTAATATCAATGATCAAACTGTTTTGTTCATCATCAATGTCACATTCTCCTGTTAAGAACTCATTCTGTTTTCTCTCAGTATTCTTTGAATACATTGTGAAAAACACATCGTTGTAAAGTTCAATAGAAAGGTCTTCAACCTGAATACCTTTCTGTAGAGTTTTAAAATCTAGATCCTTTTCCCAATCTAGACATGCCTTGGAAAGCTCTTCTTCCATGTAGGAAATTGCACCTCCGGGGAGTGTGGACTTTTCAGGGGAGGCCATAAGCCGCCCCACACTTGAAGCTCTAGGAATCCACATTTCCACCACCTTGCAACCCTCTTAAATGACTGATTTGCTGTTCTGATAGGCTGTATTTATTGAGGATCTGTTCAATACTATGAGTGCCTGTTGAAACTGCATTGCAAGCATTCTCAAAACCTTGTTGAGTGATGAAAGGTTTCTGGTCATATTGATGTTGGCCTTGAGCATGAGTAACACGCCCAATGCGTAACCCATCAACAGTTTCACGACCAAACCGAATTCCTTTTACAACCTGAACTACTACTTGAACATTCTGCCAATCCTCCAAAAATGGAGAACCTGTAATTGCAGCTATCATCTTGCTATTGGTTGCATTTAGAACCATTGGCTTTAAAACTTCTCCCTTACGTATTTCCTTTTCAACAAAGAAAGCAGTGTTCAAAAGGTCTTTTGTCTTCTTAGTTTTATCTGTTTCTAAGCGAACGTATGCCACTGTCAAAACAGTTGGTTCGGTAATATCTGCACTACTCAGGTAGGGGGAGTGAAATGCCTTTCTGTAATGTGTTTTCACTGGCGCATTCATAACCTTCTCCTAAGCCGCTAAAACTTTTAAAAGTTGTTCAGTATTTTTGATGTGAATTGCATTTACCTTTTCCATCCAGTATCGATATTCATCACGATCTATCTGGTTGAATTGAAATGCATACTCAACAGCACCTTCCAGTAGGTCAGGGTGCTTAATCGCTGTATGGATTAAATAATCTTTAGGTGTCATCCATTAATCCCCCTAAGCGCTGCAACAACTTGCTTGATTTCTTCTTCGGTGCGCCATGCACCTAGCTTTGCATAGTCATCCATTCTTTTCTGATCGGTTATATGCATTTTGCTATATCCACCAACTGCAGTCGGGTAGAGTACAAAGAAAACTTCACCCACCTTCGGCTCAAAAGGCGCAGGAATCTCAACCTCAAGCTTTATGGTGTGGGGTTTGATACGCCATTCAAACCGAGTATTTATGAAATCGCCAAGTGTGAATTCTTCCTCATGTTTTTCTAAAGAAAAATCCCACCAGACATGAGCTTCAATAGATGTAAGAGGTAGATTACGATATTGAACTTGATGACCATCTTTGATTAACCGCGGTACATCAGCCCCACTAATCAGGCCTTGTTCTTGGATTGGCTCACGAGACCATAAGGTCGCATAGCCATAATCTTTATATTCGTCAAAGGACAAAACACCGTTATCTTCCTCTGGAGAGCTCCATCCACATTCACCCATATTCATCGAAAGGTCGCCATTCCAGAATGTAAGGTAGCCTCCAACATCCTTTGTCAATAAAGTTGCGCCTTCTGGCACTTCAATCATCCAATGAGCTGCATCAGATGGATTGATAAGGCATAACTTGTAGTTGTCGTTTGGATCTAAATACTCACGAACTTTAGCCTTACTTTTAGCAACAAGGACTCGAAGCTGAGGGAGGGTGAGTTCTTGAAAATCAAGCGGAGAATCAATCATCGTGCCACTTGAATATGTAATAGAACCTGACTGTTCAGCTAGAATCCAATGAGCTTTTAGCAAGCAGTCCTGTTCATCAAACATCTTTGGTGTCCAAACATAGCCAAGCTCATTAAGGGCCTTGATAATCTCATTTGTATGAGTATTAATGATTTTGTAGTTATTCATCTCAAGCTCCAACTAATCCGAAGTAATGCAGAATTGCCATCAAAGCTGCGACAAACAGCAAAAGCCAAACAACAATAAATGCGCTAAACGCTTGCCATGGAGTCATTGTGGTTCTCCCGGACGTTGTTCTATGGAGTTCGTCCAAATTCCTTTGAATGGGTTATCTTCTGGATAAAGACAAAAACCAACATACACGTCACCGATGAATTGCTTCGCAACGTGATCAGGTTTTGATTTATACCCGAACACAAATCCATCACTATCAGTTGCAATATAAGCAATCGTTTCTGGCACATCAGACCAATCATACTTAGTAGTCATTCTTCTTCTCCGAAGCCCTTAAGCGGGCTTTCTCAATTCTTGTTCGATTACTTGGACGATCTCTTGTACATCAAGACGATCAACATAGGCGTTTAGGACTTCGCCATCTTCGTTGTAGACGTGGATGTCTTTGATTTCTTTTACTTCTGCTGCATCGAATGAACCACCTTGAACGCCATAGCTATCACGGTATTCATCAGAAACAAAGTCAACTTCTAAAGTGAATTCTTTGTTAGAAGTTTCGAAAATGGCCTGATCTTTCTTCTCGAATACAACGAAGGTGAAAGGGGCCATTACATAGACAGGTTCTACAACTGGCTTAATATCTTGTTGTTCTTTCGCAGGGCTAAATGCATAAGCTGCTGTTAGCATCCCCATCACTCCAAGTGCTGCGCACATTGGTTTGACTACATTCGTTTTTATGTTCATACTTATCTCGCTCTTTGAGTAAACCGCCTAGCCTTCGAAACCTATGGCGGTTTTTGTTTATCTGTTGAGATAATAGTAAACACAGCGTTTACTGTAGTCAAGAAAAATATTAAACATATGTTTATTTATTTTGTTTTCTTTTACTAAACATAGACATAAAAAAAGACCACATTTAGTGGTCTTAGGAAACAGGTTGTTTATTTATTCAAGGAAGTGGGTTTTGCACATTGAAAGCATAAGCTACAACACAAAAATCTTGTTCCATTATTTCTTCTGCTGTTAAAAGCTCTTCTGGATATTCATCTTTATTTGCACTAACAATACGAACACCGCCCTTTGGTAAACGGTATAAGTACTTGAATTTGAATAAACCACCATGGCTAATTGCATAAATCTTTCCATCAATTATTGATGTTCTTCCGATATCAACAAATACAGTAGCCCTATCATTAATAACAGGCTGCATGGAATTTCCAAAAGCTGTAAGGGCATAAGCATTTGCTGCTTCAACACCATACTGTCTGAGGGTTGCTTTGCTCAAGCGCAATTTGCGCGTTTCATTACCAATCATTTCAACAAGCGACCCTGAACCACACGCCACCAGTACCTCTTTATAAAACGGAACTTCAACTTCATCATTATCTACTGGTGTCTCAGAATCCCATTCTAAGACCTTGGTCGCATTCATTTCATTTTTGTTTGGCTCACCTTTGAGAATCCAGTTAGCAGATACCCCAAATTGAGCAGCAGCTTTGAGTGCTCCTGCTTTAGAAACACCACGCTTCTTCCAATTTGTAATGGTTTGAGGCGACTCATCAATAGCTTTTGCTGTTTCTTCTTGAGATACACCACTTGCCTCTAAAAGTCTTATGACAGAAGGGTGAGCAGCCTTTTCTTCTTTCATCACAATTTCCTGATTCATCAATTTCCACATTATCTAAAAAAGTAAACACTTTGTGTTAAACAAATGATTTGACAATAGGAAACATCATGTTTACTATTAATTAAACAAATGTTTACTAGAGGCAACCATGTCTACTGAAGCTGATAAAGAAATTCTTTTAAGGCTTGGCGGCTCTACAAAAGTGGCAGAGCTGCTGGGCTTTAAAGATAAACAAAGAGTTCAAAACTGGATGACTAGAGGAATACCAGCAAAGGTAAAACTCCAATATCCACATTTATTTCTAAACCAAAACATTCAGAGCAGCAAAGCTACTGCTGCTTAAGGAAACTCAAATGAGTCTTGATAAAAATTCTACGCATGTGCGTTTGTCTCCTGAAAATCATCAAAGAGCAAAAGTCTTAGCAAATATCAAAGGTAAGAACTTAGCTCAGTATCTCGCTTGGCTTCTTGAGAAAGAAATAGCTGGCGAGTGGCACATTCTTAATATAGAGGCAAAGAACATGGAGCGCTTGGGATTAACAGGTTTGATAAGGGAACTTAGCACCGAAGTCGAAATCGATGAGGGATTAGAAGGGATTACTGGGAATCAAGGGCAATAAAAAACCGCTTTCCTGCGCGAACAGGGTAGCGGTTGTATTCAATCAGTTAAGGAACCAATGAATGAAATCAAATTTAGCACACAAACATGATTCACTTCAAGCAGAGGTGGTTAAGTTTCCAAGACGAGAGCGACAAGCTATGTCCGAGAAATTCGACAAAGGCTATGTCATGTCAAGTCGACTGTATCGGAATGAGGTTGAGCCTTTCCTAAGTGATGCGGCATCACGTGTATATGCACGTTTAGAAAATCACTTAACTGGATTTAATAAAGAATCTGACTTTATCAGTTATTCACAGTTGCAAGGCGACAAGAAGCTGATTGGCTCAAGAATTCTCAGTCGTGCGACAGTGGCAAAAGCGCCAAAACCAATTACACCAGTACAAGCCAATGTGGCAACCACACGTGACCCATCAAAGATGAGTGACGATGAGTGGTATCGATCTGAAAAAGAGAAACGAAAAGGAAAATAATTTATGGCTAATACCGTTTTAACGCACCAAATGATTGCTCGTGAAGCAGCAAAAATGCTGGAAGAAGAAGCACCGTTTTTAGCAAACATTAACCGAGGTCGTCAGGACGAGTTCGGTAAAGATGTTCAGGGTTATCAAAAAGGCGACACCGTAAAAATCAAAATCCCTACTGCTGGACAAGTGTTCAATGGTGCAATCTTTGCTGAAGGCAATGGTGCATCGGCATTTGTGGAGGAATCAGTAAACCTGAAATTGGATACTCAAAAGCATGTTGCCTTGCAGTTTGGAGCAAAAGAAAAGCTTCTTGATTTGACCGATTTCCGTGAGCGTATTCTCCGCCCTCAAATGCAAACGCTTTCTTCTGTTGTAGAAGCAGACTTGATTGGCCGTGCTGTTCTGGCTACTCCAAACCAAGTTGCTATGAGCTTGTCCGGCACGAACCCATCAAATGCTCTTGCTCTAGCTCGTGCAAAATTGAATCGCTATTTATCACCAGCAGGTGAGCGTTCAGCAGTTCTTACAAGTGAGGTAAATGTAGCTTTAAGTGGTGAAGTTTCACGCATGTACAACCCGACACGCACAAGTGAAAAGGCTTATCTTCAGGGTTATGTTGCAACAGCGTTTGGTGCAGACTTGTATGAGCATCAGTCAATTGCAGTCTTTAACAATGGTACAGCAGCGGGCGTAACTGTTTCAGCAGCAGGACAGACAGGCAAATCAATAACAATGACTGCCTCTACGCCTGGAACATTAACCCAAGGGACAATTATCACAATCTCAGGAGTTAATGCGGTGCATCCATTAACAGGCCAAGATACTGGCGTTCTGCAACAATTCGTTGTGACTGCAACTACAAATGTAACAACAGGAACAGCGGTTCCAATTTACCCTGCAATCAATCCAACAGCTCCGAACAAAACCACAAGTGCAAGCCCTGCAAGTGGCGTAGCGGTGACTGTAGTTTCAACAAATGGCTTCCAGAGTTTGGAATTCCACAAAGATGCATTCACTACGGCATTTGCACCATTACCTGTATTGGCTTCATGCGAAGGTTATACAGCGCGCTTGCCAAGTGGTGTATCTGTCCGAGTTATGACCTTCGGTGATGGTAACAACGATTATGAACGTACTCGTATTGATGTCTTGTATGGCTTCCAAGCTGTACGTGGTATCCATGCGTGCCGTATCACCCAATCTTAAACCCAACCAGCAACGACAAATGCCCGCACTACGCGGGCGTCGTTGTTTTTAGGAGACTGAAATGGAATATCCAAAGGCTTTATATCTTGGCGACAATGCTAACCATGAACTGGCAATTGTTGACGATTCACTCCAAGAAGATGAACTTCGCGAAAAAGGCTATGTAGATTTCTATGATTTACCAGAACCTGAACCAGTAAGTGTAGTGACAGTAGGGGGCAGTTTGCCTATTAGCGAAGATTTAGAAAACGCAAAAAATAAAATATCTCAACTTGAAGAAGAATTAGCAGATTTTAAAGGCACTCACATTGCATTCCTAAATGATGTGCCAGCAATGAAAGCACGGATTTTAGAATTGCAAGGTGATACAGATATTGGGAAATGCAGCGAAGTTAACGACTACACGACAATGACCTCTGATCAAATCCGAGCAATCCTTGATGAAAAAGGCATTAAGTGGTTGGCTCGGGATAATAAAGAAACATTGATTTCGTACTTAACTGATAACACAGAGTAAAACGCTATGAATGTCAGCAAATTAGTAGATTTAGCATTGAAACAACTGGGTGTGTTGGCATCAGGCGAAAATGCAAAAGCAAATGAAGTTGCTGACGCAGTTGATTCATTGCGTGGACTCTTAGCTCAGTGGGCTACAGATCGGCTTTATGTTTATAAAGTACTGCCAATCACTCTGAATTTAACAGGCAAGGGCGAATATACATTAAGCCAAACAGTTGATTCTATCTCTGATATTGCAAAGCTTGATGATTGCGAAATCAAACTGATTCGTGATCTGAATGACACAGGCATCTATGTCAAAGTGCGTTATACAGAAGAATTGCCATATTGGAAGTTTAATGTGCTTTGTGATGCCAAAAAGCTAGAGATTAAAGCTTTCACATTGCCAACAACACTTGATGCCCAAGACGAGATTGAGTTGCCGATCAAATATGAGCGTGCATTAGTATTGTCTTTAGCTTTAGAAATTGCCCCAATGTTTGCAATAGATCCAAGCATGTTGTTAGTAAAGAACCAAGCTAGTGCAGTAGATCTTTTGAAGCGAAGTAATTCAACTCCAACATATGCAAAAAATGATTTGCCTGTAGGTGTGTGTAAAAGGTGGCGTTATGGCAGGTATTATTGATATTCCTTTTGTTGGTCAGTCATATCATTTAAAAGACTGGTCTATTGACTGCCAAAGAACTCTTAATCTTTACCCCCAAGTTGTAGAGAGTGGCAATGCGCCTCAGGTATCTGCCTTATTACCTACAGAAGGGCTGTTGAAGCGTTATGAGTTTACAGGCTCTATTCGCGGATTATATGCGCTTTCAGACTGTGTTTTGGTTGTTGCTGGCACAAAGCTACATCGAATCAAAGATGGTGTTACAACGGAAATAGGAACGATTACTGGCACTGATTTAGTCACATTTGATGACAACAGTCTTCAAGTAATGATTACAGGTGCAGATGCCTACAAATACACGATTGCTGACAACACTTTAACCCAACTACTGATTAATGATGACACAGGCTTCTTTGGTGCATCCTCTGTTACTTTCTTAGATTCGCGTTTTATTTGGACTGTACCTGGAACAGGTCGGATTCAATGGTCCAAGCTTTTAACAACAGATACCACAGCTCTGAGTTATGCAACTGCAGAAGCGAAAAGCGATGATCTTGTTCGTGTAATTGCGAGCAATGGCCAATTATGGCTAATTGGCACCAACACTACTGAGATTTGGAATAGTACAGGATCTCAGGATCTGCCTTATCAACGACAATCAGGTGCTTATATTCCAGTAGGTTGTGTAGCTAAAAACTCAATTGCTGTCTTTGGTTCAAGTTTGGTTTGGCTGGCTCAAACAGAGCATGGTGATAACCAAATAATGATGACGCAAGGCTATCAAATGCAGCGTATCAGTAACCATGCAATTGAAACTGAAATCTCAAACTATGAACGAACTGATGATGCTTATGCCTTCTCATATCAGCAACAAGGGCACAGCTTTTATCTAATTTCTTTCCTAACTGCCCAGAAAACTTGGGTGTTTGATGCTACAACAGGTATGTGGCATGAACGAAGTTTTTATAACCAAGATACTTCAAAACATGAAAGACATCGTGCTCAAGTTCATTGTTTCTTTAAGACGGAGCATCTAGTTGGTGATCACTCAAATGGCAAGGTTTATAGCTTAACCCAACAGAGAAAAGAAATAAATGACTGGCACAATCTTCGTAGACAAGCAAATGATCAAGGTTTTGATTGGAATCGTTTAGGTGGGCAAGTAATAAGTACAGCTCCTATTGCATTAACTGGTGGGGGCGGATATGCAGCTGTGGCAGCAAGAGGGGCACTTGGTGGGGGTGCTATAGGAGCGACATCCTATGCTAACGACGCAAATGAACGCTTCAAAAATACTGCTTTTGGTGGGGCTGGTGGTGCTGCAGGTGGTGTACTTGGGAAGGCAGCAGGGACTATTGTGTCAAATGTTGGACAAAAAATTGCGCAAAAAGCTAAACCTATATCAAATACGGAGGTTGAAACGAAAATCCATTTACTTTTAAGTTCATTAGATAATGGAGGAACCAATTCAATGAATATTCGATTGAGTGATTTCTCAGCCCAAGCGCAACATGCAATAAAACAGCAAGTTAAGGAGCTTATGCAAAAAGGGTTAAATCCAGATGCTCAAACTCTGGCAAGAATGGGGGTATTTTCTGATCTAAAAACACGAGGTATTGATTTCAGACCAACATTAAAACAGGCTACAGGGAACCCAAGTATCTGGACAAAAGAAACTGAATTATCGAAATTGACAGGAGCAGAAAAACTATCTCAGAAGTATGCTGATGATCATAGCAATTTAAAAAGCGCCCTTGATAACCTTGAACAAAAAACAGGAGGGAACTATCTGGATGATTTTGCAACTGGTGAAAGTATTTTAAAGAGTTTGAGGACACAAGATCAGTCTAGGAAGAACTTTATTGCAGCTATGTATGATCACGCAAAATCTCTGACTGGAAATGATTTGCAGCTTAACCCTCAACGGTTTGCAAATAATATGAAAAACAGTTTAGATCAAGATTTGGTCGATATAAGCTTAATACCTAGTCCGCTTTTAAAAAGAACTCAAGACTTTATAGATGGAAAAATCCCTTTTAATCTTGCTCAAAAAGAAGTACTTGTAAAACAAATCAACAAGAGAATGCAGGGAGCTGATAATCAAACTAAGTTTGCCCTAAGTTCTTTCAGAGACTCTTTAGAAAGAGAGGTGGATTTATCTTTAAACCAATTTGGAAACAATTTGAATAGACAAGCTAAAGCCGCATGGGATGATGCTAGAGAGGCTGCTTCAGGAAGATTTGGTTTAATTAAAAGGACACCAGCAATTGAAAAAGCAGTATCTGATGCTGAACCAGATAAGGCATTTAATGACCTTATTTTAAAAGGCAATATTAGACAAGTTGAATCACTTGCTAGTGAAATTAAACATGATAGTTATGCCTTTAATAATGTCAGGCAAGCTATCATTAAATCAATTTCAGAGCGTTCTGTTGGTATTAGTGGGAATTTCAGCCCCAAAGGTATGGATACAGCACTCAAGTCTATTGGCGACAGAAAGTTAAGCATCTTTTTCAATCAAGATGAACTGAAATATCTGAAAAACATTTCAATGGCAGGAAAGTATTTGATCAGTCAGCCACCAGGATCAAATGTAAACAACTCTGGAACTGCGGCAGCATTAATGAATCATTTTAATGTAATATCTAACTCTCCAGTTGTTAAGGCAATTGCTGATCGATATGTTGTCAGTCCGACTAGGGGAGTAAGGGCTGAAATAAGTATACAGAATGGATCAAAAGCCTTAAACAAAACTGCAAAATCAACTGATACAACTCCTAGTAATAAGAAGCTTATAGATAGACTAACTAGGTTGGGCTTTTTATCTGGTACTAACTCAGCTAAAGAATAGGAGCATTTCATGCCTCTTATCCCTATAGCAATTCCAGTTCAACAACCTCGAATGATGTTCTTTGATGCTGATGGCAAACCATTGGTGGGTGGAAAGGTTTACTCATATAAAATTGGGACTGACCTTTTCAAGCCTACCTTTCGAAATGCTAATAAAACAGCGCTAAATCAAAATCCTGTCGTTTTGGACAATGCTGGAAGTGCTTTGATTTACATGACAGGTAACCATCTTTTAAAGATCTATGACAAGTTTAACAACTTTGTAGAAATGCGTTTCTTACCTGTTACACAGATGCGAGCTTTTTTCTTTGACAAGTTTGGAAAGCCTTTAAAGTTCGGCAAAGTCGAGACATTTGACATTGCTTCAACAATTAAAAAAACTTCTTATCAGAGTTCTGAGCAAGCAGTCATCAATCCCAATCCAATAATTTTGGATGCTGATGGCAGTGCCATTATTTGCATCATTGGTTCTTATCGTTTGCGAGTTTATGACTCGAAGAATATGTTTATTTGGGATGAGGATTTTCAAAGAGAGCCTGCATTTGCATTAACTTCAAAACTTTACCCATTAGAGCATGATGAAGTAATTGAGAGTAGTTTTGGTGCTTTATCAGCTGTACTTTTCAATCTTGTAATTAGTTCAGAAAGCATTGAAGTAATACGAACTTCATTTAGCATGAAGCCATATATCTTGTATGACCCAACAACATCGCTTAAAGCTGAAACAGAGTCTATTAATTCAACATTTGGTGTGGTGAATGCTTATCTCATAACAAGTGCTACACCAGTTAAGCAGATTGATGACGCGGTTAATTCCACCTTTTCAGCTACAAGTGCAGTACGAAAAAATCTTTTAATTTTGAATACATCAGAGATTCAAAATGTTGGAACCAACTTTTCAATACCTAGTTTTAGATTAGTCGAGTAAATCATGGAATTCTCAGTTCAAATTGGAGTGGGAGCACTGTTTAAGTGTATTACCCATAAAGGAGACTCATCCTCTCCAACAAATGAAACACCAATGTTCCCAAACTTAGTACTTGATACAGGTTTAAATAGAATGAGTGTTGGAGTATGGATGGATCGTATCTGCGTCGGAACAGGTAATAGCACACCAGTTGGCACTCAGACAGCATTAGATGCATATTTAACTTCTACTACAACGGTTTTAGGAACAGATGCTGTAGGGGTTAATACTGTTGGAACACCATATTATTATCTTCGTAGAACTTGGCGCTTTAACCCAAGAGGTAGTAGTGCCAACATTAGCGAACTAGGATTGGGTTGGGCTAACACTAACCTTTGGAACAGAGCACTAATCAAAGATACAAGTGGCAATCCTATCACCATAACTTGGGCAGGAGATGAATATCTAGATATAGTTTCAGAGATTCGCCATTACATGCCAACTGAGGTATCTGGGTCTTTTCCTCTATATGACAAATTTGGGTCTTTGATTAGCACTCATACATACACAGGAAAACCATATTTGAATGCTGGATACATTCAGTTTAATACCGCACAAGTCAAATTTGATACAAGAGCATATGTGACTGCATCTGCAATGCCTTCAGCATATACTGATTACCCAACAGGAGGGGCATATAGTGCAGGTAGTACAGTAACTACAACTTATCCAGATAATCGTTCAGCTCAAGGTAAGCTGACTTTGGGGTTGACAGAATTCAATGGGGTAGCAATGCGCACCTTTGCATGCGCTTTACTTAATTTCTTAACTGCCAACAGTTCTATTTCACCTGGTTACAAGTGGGAAATCTCCCCAACAATAACGAAAACCAGCGCTCAATCGCTTGAAGCCAACTTTCTAATTGCATGGAGTAGATACACGCCATGATGCCTGATAATACACTTTCTTCTAGCGGCTACTATGCCGCTTTTTTAGTGCCTGACAAAGTAGACCCTCTCATTGATTTTGAATGGGGAGGAGTTGATTTGCTTGATTCTTCTCAGGGTTTAATGGTTAAGGTTTGGAAGTGTTTTTATGAGGATAACTGGATAAAAATCACTGATGACACGATTATTCATGATCTTATTAATATTGAGAATGTTAAAAGTTTAAGTTTGGCTTTTGATTTTAATATGCATGCAACTGTGACTTATGTTGTAGAAAATGATTTATTGATCCGAGAAACATTTTTGTATTGGTTTAACACATTAATTGGCCAGCAGGTTACTACTAACTATGGTGCTGAGTATCTTTACCCTCAACTTTCATTAGATGATCATAGGCTCAGGCAGTCTGCAAACGCTGATATTATTTTTGCATATATAAAAGGGGGTAACCTTTGTTATAGACAACAAAGAGACCGATACAACACAGAACGAATACTTTATGAAAACCTGCCTGAAGACGCAGAACTAAAACAAATTGGAATGAATACTATCAATAGATTTCAATTCGTCTTTTGGTAAACCATAGCCCTAAGTAGGGCTTTTTTATTATCTGGAGAAAAGTGAATGGAACCAGTTTCAACTGGCGGTGTTGCAGCAATTTTAAAATTTTATGGGGTAGCAATCATGGTGACTTTAGCAGTCGCTTTGGTTGCAGCTGTGGTGATGATGACTCGAATGCCTAGATCTCCGCAGGAATGGGCAGTAGGGCTGATTTGCACAGTGGTATCGAGCCTTGCAGGTGGTTCTTTCATCATTATGAAGTTCACCCTTCATGCATGGGCTACTGATACATGGGGATGGTTTGCAATCGGCGGTTTGTTTTTTATGTGTGGGTTACCCGGTTGGGCATTGGTCCGCTGGATATTCAACTTCATTGACAAACAAGAAGGCAAAACGATTGTAGAAGTGATCAAAGAAATCAAGAAGGCAAAGAACGATATTACAGGCGGTGAAACATGAATTTTGACAAAGCATTCGACCGGTTAATTGGGCATGAAGCGGGCTATTCAAGTGACAAACGCGATCCGGGCAACTGGACCGGCGGGAAAGTTGGCATTGGAGTTTTGAAAGGAACTAAGTTCGGTATTGCAGCCAACACATACCCGAATCTTGATATTAAAAATCTAACTATTGAACAAGCAAAGCAGATCTATAAAAAGGATTGGTGGGATAAGTTGGGTGCAGATAGTTTGCATTCATCTATTGTTTTTCAGCTTTGGGATTTTGCTGTAAATGCAGGGAAGTCTCGAGCAATCAAAGAACTACAACAGGTAGTTGGTGTGCCAGATGATGGAATTATTGGTCCAAAAACCATTGCAGCAGTAAAAGCCATGGATGTGAATGATGTTTTATTAAAACTCAATGCAGAACGTTTGAAGTTCTACACTTCTTTAAGTACATGGTCCACTTATGGCAAAGGTTGGACTAATCGTGTTGCGGAGAACCTAATCTATGCAGCAGAAGATAATTAAGAAGCATTGTAAAAGATCCAAACTTGCTTCGCTTGTCACAGTGCTGTGCCTCTTATTTTCAGGATGCACAGCACATACGATCAATAACAATGTTCAGGTTGGTATATGTATAAAAGCTATTTAAGTACCAATTATTATTCTGAGCTTGGAATTAGCAGTTTGCAGCCACATGAAAGTAAATCGCCTTCACGCGCTACTGGCATTCCACCAAACCTTGTTTCAAAGTCACCTGTCATTATGTAAGCAGCAGTATTATGTGTGGGGCAAGTTGCCTCATCGCCAACGCAAGCAATGGGCTTACCATTAATTAGAAAGTTCTTATTTCCACTTACAACTTCACCACCACCAGTTGTTGGAAAACCGACAACTATATAACGTTTATTCATTATATTGTGACTCATATCTTTATTTTCGGGCATATAATAGCAAAAATAAAAATAGAAAGTTCTGTCTAGTAGACGAAAGGTTAGATGATTTTAACAAACTAATAAGCAGCACTAAATTAAAGTTATGAATATGCTTAATTCACTCTAAGCAAACCCGACCACGTAAAAGGGTTGTTGCTTAATTTGTCTCGAGACATAGACCATCCGCGATTTGGTAGAAAGCATGGGCCAACACTGATTTTCCTTTTTCCAAACTTTTCTTGAATCCCTTCATAGGCTTTCATCAGCTTTTCTTTTTCCGCTACTTCATCCATGTCAGTCAGCAAGTCATAAATATGTGATGACTTTGGCTCTATACATGTCAGAACAACGCCACATTTCTTGAATAAGATGCCTTGTTTATAAACGTGTGTGATCATTATGGAAGCAGCTTTAACAAGGTCTGTGACGCAATCAGTTGGTTGTGGGAATGCGAACGAAACTGACTTGTTGTAGAAGGGCACATTTTTGTCAAATGGATTTGATTGAGCGAAGACAATAAGGCACCCACATAGAGATTTATCCGCTCTTAATCTTTTGCAAGCATCTTGAGCATGCATTGCTATAGCTTCTTTTAAATCTTGTAGCTCTGTGACTCTCTGCCCAAACGAACGGCTAGAAATGATCTGCTTCTTACTTGGCGGTGTATCTTCAATCTCAATACATGGCACGCCTTGAAGCTCATTTACGGTTCTGCCCATAACAATAGAAAATAGCTTTTGCATTTGAATTGGATTGCTACAAGCCAAATCAAAAACAGTATTAATTCCCATGCTTTGCAACTTCTTAGTATGCTTCCTGCCAACTCCCCACACTTCACTCACATCTATTTTTGATAGATAGTCCTCTTTGTTGCATGGATCCATGCGCACCAAATCACAAACCCCGTTGAACTGTTTATTCTTCTTCGCAATATGGTTTGCAATCTTTGCTTCTGTTTTACTTCTCCCAATTCCGACACATACTGGCAAGCCTAACCACTGCCACAATACATTTTTCATTTCATGCCCATATTGAACAAGGTCCCTGTAGTACTCAAAAGAGGTGAGGTCAAGAAAACATTCATCAATTGAGTATTGCTCAACTTCATTGTTTGCCACAAACCCTGCCAGAATATTGTGAAATCTACGACTCATTTCTGCATAGAGTGCATAGTTGCTAGACATCACCACAACGTTGTTCTGCTCAACAATATCTTTGATTTGGAATAGGGGTACACCCATTTTAATTCCTAAATCCTTGGATTCTTGCGATCGAGCTACAGCACAGCCATCGTTATTGCTGAGAACAATGACAGGCTTATTATTAAGCTTTGGATTAAACACACGCTCGCAACTGACATAGCAGTTATTCACATCAACAAGGGCAAAGATACGTTCTTTCATGGCTAACTTGAAAAAGTTACAAATTCAAGATAAATGTTAGAACTGTGCCTTTGTGAATTCAAATTTAAAAAACTGTGGATAAACAGGAAAGCGACATTCGGTGTCGCTTCTTAGTGTGCGTTTGGTCGGAATTTATCCATATCCTTCTTGGGTGCTGCAGTGAATTCATCAACTGGCATTTCAAAGAAGAAATCCCTAGCTTCTTCATGGGAGCAATTCAACCAGTCATTGCGTCGATCCCTTGGTATGACTATGATAGATCGCTTTTCATCTTCAGGTGCATGGAATTGCTTCATAAAAGGGTGGTCATCTGAATTGATTGTCAGCATTGACATTGATCTGATTTCTTCACCATTCACAACTGCATATTCATAAATGCCTGCGACAGTGAAGGGCATGTTATCTTCTCTGTAAATTCCATACCAATGAGCCTTGCCGTCAATATATTTCGGCTCAAAGATAGTCTCAACGGGGATTAAGCAAAACTGATTCTTTTTCCAAGCATTTCTAAAGCTTGGCTTACTTGCCACAGTTTCAGTTCGGGCATTGTATGTGTTGCGAACTTTCTTCAAATCTTCAACCCAAGGCGCGACTAATCCGAATCGCGCTAAACGCCATTCAATAGTACCCTTCTTTGAAAATAGGATAGGCCCTGCATAATTCGGATAGATATCCATTTTATAGTCAAATGTTGGTTCAAGCAGATCTAAAAGCTGAACTCTGTCTTTTGAGATGGGTTCATAGTTGGCACACATTTTTATTCCATTGTTATTGTCCGTAATTCCCTTTATATTACTCCTCAGAATGTACCGACTAAGTTTAAAAACTTGTCGGTTTTGTTGTTTTTGTTCCTGTGAATAAATTCACATTTTCGCCATTATCACGCCAAATTAATTCAAGTTATTGTTATTTATTATTTTATATTATATTCCGAACGTAGGGGATAAGATCACTGTCAATATTACAACTGAAGCAACTGCTGCGAAGTAATATGACATTGAATAAAAAGGCCTAGATCATCATCTAGGCTTTTTTATATGAGCTTGATGGTATAAATGAATAAAATACTAATATTAGCTTTAAATAAGCATACTAATAAATAGGTCTTTATCCATTAGCTATGTTTGATCTTCGATCGACGTTTGGATTGATAGATATAGCGAATGGAATCGACCACTTCACCGACAAAAATACATTCTTCATCCAGTGGAATGATGTTGGGTTTGAATTCTGGATTCAGGGCTTGCAGATATCTTGAATTATCAGTTTCGATCACTAGGCGCTTAAATGTTGCATCTTCATGCTTTCTCACCACAATCATGTCACCTGACTGCATATCACTATATTGCACGGTTGGATCAACCAAGATGTAATCACCCTCATGAAAGACAGGATAATTACTCAGACCTTGTACTTTTAGATAGAAGCAGTGATCGCAATCATCTGGCAATGGCAGCCATTCTTCAACTTGTGTGATATCAACCGATTCCACATTGGTAAAAACCCCTGCTTGGACCCAGGAGAGCACTGGTGCCATGTTGGCTTTTACAGGGGAGATATTTGAACTATCTTCATGACCAGATTCTTTCGATGTGGCATGCCCTTGACCCGTTTGTAACCAATAAGCATCTACACCTAGAAAATTAGCAATCGAAGGCAAATGTGATGATGAGCTAACCAGTCCTGTTTCAAGCTGGCTGAGTGCAGATTGGGTAATGCCGACAGCAGCAACCACATCTTTTTGAGACTTCTTGGCTTTTTTTCTTGCTTCTTTGAGCCGATCTTTAAGCATTTTAATGCACCTTAAATCAATAAATTAAGAATATTAGCAAGCTAATGTGAAGTCAAATTAGTATTCTTATTGAATTAATATTAGTTTACTAATATAATTGTCTTATTCATTAAGTTAAATGCTGGAGGTGCGGCATGAACAAGGCAATCAATCCAAACATGCATATTAAGCAAAATCTTGATGCGGAAATTGAAGCATGGTTGGCTCAAGGCAACGTAATCACAAAGATCCAAAATACATATGAGCAGCGCTTGAAAGCAAGACCAAATCATATGGCTAAATTTGTATCACCAGAAAAAACCCAAAAAGAATTAAAGAAAAGTATAAGAATCGCCAATCAGGCAACAGATGCCCAAATTCAGATGTTTAGCCAGTGGTTGGATGCGCACAAGGGACGGGCAAAAGCATTGGTGGGTATTTTAGGCTGTGCACATAGTTATATTTCCCAAATCAAAAGTGCAACTCGGCCATGTACAAAAGCTCGATTTGAAGAAATTCATCAGGCCATGAATATTGTTGAAGCGAGAGAAAAGTATCACTAAACGCAACAAATACAATGATCGCTAAATCACAAAATATATAAATCAATAAGAGGTGAAGTTATGAATGCAAATGTAGCAAAGTTTGAAAAATTTGAATGGTTAATGCAGGGGCTAAGCTTGCGTTCGCCAAATTTAGAGCCTTTTGTGCGTGGTACAGGTGAGAGAATCTTGAGTTATGTGGATCGTTTGGGTGTGATTGCCTCAATGCAAAGTCAATTGGCAAAGTCAGTCACGGCATTGATTGTGTTCGAACATAAACGCAAGCAAGACTATGACGATATCCGCCAGCATTTGGCTAAAGTATTTATTGAACAAGCCGTACGAGATAAAAAGCGAGAGCCAGAACGTATTGCGATGTATCATTTAGCAGGGTTGATAGCACGGATGGTGCTGGATTTTGTATTAGATCCTGATCTAGAAGAAAACTATACAGCAAAAGGGCGTCTTGCTTATGCTGGGATCAGCCGCCATCAAATGAGTCTTGATTGTTATAGAAAGACATGGAAATGCTACGAGATTAAACTCATAAATGTGCTTGAAACTGCAATTCAAGAAGCAGAAATTGCAATAGAAAAATATAGAAAAGATACTTATAAAATAATGAAGGTATGATATTTTATAGATATAATTAGCAACTTTATAAATTATATTTATTCTAATTTTATTGTTTAAGTGTTCTTGATTAAAAGCTCATTTTAATGTGGGCTTTTAATATGTGGATAATATTAGTATATCTAAGAATAAGGAGGATATTAATGTTAAAAAACATGCATCCATTTTGACTTTAATCGTTATTGTTTGTGGCGGAATTTTCTATTCAACGTATAGCTCGAATTCATTGTTTCCGAGGAAACCTGTTCGATTAGATTCTAGGTGCTATGGTGTTTATGTTAATAAATCAATAAAATACAATCAGATGGAAAATTTTTGCTCATGTGTCCATATCGGTGGACATGTAAGCAAAGAGGAAAACTACAAATATTGTGTAAACCTTTTTAGTTCTAAATAAGAATGATATCAAAAGCGTATATAAATGATTTAGTGAATGAACTTTGATTGAGGTCTATTAATTTTAATATTCATACATTAGTTTTAAGAAAATTAAGGAAAGAAATATTTACAAAGATCCAGTGATTTAATGATTCCATTTTTGAGGAAACTAAGCTATAGTTTTATTATACTGGTCGTAATATAAAATTTTAGATCATAATTAAAAAGCTCATTTGATAGATGGGCTTTTTTATTGCCTAAAAACTCGGTTTCTTATAGAGGCCGAGTTTTTTTATATCTACGGATTGTTGGTTGCGGTCTATTGATGGCGGCTTAAAGCCGAAAATAACTGAAGGTGATTAAAATGAATTGTACAAATAAAATGATGCAGAGCTCATGCTCGATTAAACACTTAGATATTCTTTCTTATGCGGAGATTGTGCCTGCGATTATGCAAACAACAGCTGATCTCACAGCGACTGCATATATTGAAGGGAATGCTCAATTAGGTTCTGTCAAAGTGAAGGATGCGTGCCAAGTATCTTTATCTGCTTATTTCCAAGCACAGAGAGGTCAATTTTCTTTTAGCGGCGCAAATACAGCGCAACGGTCAATTGTCATTTTAGGTGTGGATCATCAACCTGAGCATCAGGTGATGTTAAACCAAGTTGAGCGTGGATTTGTCATTCATAGCTATTTTTTGGATGATAAATTTGTGGTGACTTTGGGCGAATATAATAGTCTGAATAACGTCACTTTTATTGAAGCTAACCCCTCAGAAAACCCAATTGTGACCTTTGAGATTACTGGCTCTCAATCGATGAAGGTCTATGTTGACTATGAATTTGTTGGAGAGTGGCATTCAAGCAATTCCCTAAAATTGCCGAAGTATTATCACATTGTTGCACAAGAAGATTTAACGCAACTGGATTTTGATCTGCGAGAGGCCTATGTCAGCTTGGATTATAAAATGCCATCAGCACTTGAAGACAATATCTATTATCACTTAACCAGTAAAGGCGAAATCTTGGGCTTACAAGTGAACGCAGGTGATTTTGTACAGTTTCATGCTCAGCAAAGTTGGATGACGCATTATCCACAATAGTATGAATTTAAATTAAATAATTAAGCAATGGTGATCAAAATGAATTGAGAGTAGTCGGTTATGTGGTTTTGCTTAAAATGTCAATCGAGGCCTTAACTTTGAATAAGTTAGGGCCTTTCTATTTATGGAGGAAAAATAATGACAGAGTTTGTTTCAACGGGTGCAGGGATTGCAGCCGTAATTAAATCTTATGGAGTTTTTTTTATTGTCATGATGGCACTCACTTTTATGTTTTTGGCTTGGATGGTTGTGATTATGACACGGTTGCCCAAGTCTCGACGTGAATGGGTGGTTTCACTCATTTCTACAGCAGTTGGCAGCATTGCAGGAGGTGCTTTTGTGATTCAGCATTTTGGCTTGCAAGAGTGGAGTCAAAACCCATATGGGGCATTTGCCTTGGGAGGTCTGTACTTCCTTTGTGGTTTGCCAGTATGGGCGATTATTCGTTGGACTTTTAATTATATTAATGCACGAGAAGATTCAACCATCTTGGATGTTGCAAAAGAGGTGAAAGACTTTAAAGACAAATTCTAA